GCGCCCGTTTTTGGATTCGGGTGACCCGAACCTTGTTGCCGAGGGGTGGTTGCAGGAGGATTACATCCGGTCTGCGTTGGGTCGTGAATCTATGCACAGCACGGAGGGTCGTCGGGGCCGGGAGGCTGTGGGACGCGAGTTCAGGCGTTTAAAGTTTAACCCGAGGGAAGATGGTCACCTGTTGTCCGATTTGGACGAGGCGGACATTCTGAGGGTGGAAGCCGACGGGGTAACTCGCAGGCTGGAAAAGAACCAGTTCTACGACAACTTAGATCCACGGTTGAAGAATCTGTCGGACGAAGACTTGTTGAGATTGAAAGCAACGTTGGATGATGCCCGGGTAAATCGGACAAACATTTACGAAGAAGAATTTGTGAACCCGCAGACTGGCAAATGGGATGCTGCCGAGGCGATACGCGCCGAAGAAGGCGACCAGTATTTGCACCGCAACCTGACCGACAAGATGAAAAGTGAAGAATGGTTCGGGTTTGATCCAGTAGAGTTGGCTGATGACGGCTTAAAGCAGGGTGACCCCAACTCGTTAAGGCATCGCAGTTGGCGCGTTAACGGTGGTGTGAATATTCCTGATGCGGTTGTGAACCAGATTCGCAAAGCGAACGGTCTTGTTCACGAAGAAATAGATGCTGTGACCGGTGAGATCAGATATTTTCTCGCCAACCCGGATGGTACCAAGTTTATTATTCAAGATCCTCGTGTCGTGAACCGGAGTGTCCGTCAGCAGATCAACGCGCAGATGCGTGCGTGGACTAAAGAAGACATGTTTGAGAACGACTGGTTCAAACTTATGGATCACGGCAACGCCCGTATGGGTAAAGCCGTTCGGGTTGCCCATTTTGAAAACCGGTTGCGGAACATGGGGGCAGAGTTTGACGACAACTGGCGTAACGCCGGTAATGCGTCGGCGGGCTGGTCCCCGCAGGGGCCGCGCGGGTTGCCCCCGGGCCGTGGCGGCCCGACGTTTGTGCCATCCACCCGTGGTGGCCCTCCGGCGCTGTCTCCTGCCCCTACCACGGCGCAGGTGACTCGGGAGGTGGAGGGTCAGGTTGCGGTGTTGTCGGCTAACACGAATGAGGCGTTCGCTCAGGCCAAGGCAGCGTCGGGCCGTCCCACTTTGAAACTCGGCCCTGACCGTCCACGCCCCGCGCCCGGTGCGACCACGGAAACCGGAACGTTTTTGGGGAACATACTGCGTGCTGCGGGTGAGGGCGGCGGGCTGCGTGGCGCGGTCGGAGAGGCTGTACCCCCGCAAGCGGGCCGTCCGACTTTGCAACTTGGCCCTAACCGTCCCGTTTTTGATTACGAGAATGCTAGCCCAACAGCGCGGGCTTTGTCGGGTTTCGTGGGTAATATTGGGGACACCATAACGGGGGCCACGCAGGCCATATCTCCCGTGGTTGATGATGCGGCCCGTGTTTGGCAGAAAGCACAGCAAACAATGATTGATGCTGTTGCGGAAACAAAAATTGTGGGAACCCGCATGGAGGAAATCGGGGAACGGTTGGCTGTGTTGAAGCCTGACCCGGAGGTGGTGGCGCGCGGTCGGTACCGTGTCCCGAAGGAAGTTAATGATTTGGTGGAGGAAGCGGATGGGATCGCTACTCGTATGGTGCAGTTGGGGGATGAGGTTGCTCCGCAGGTGCAGTTGCAGGGTGTCGAATCGGCAAAGGTGCTAGGGGCTTCCCAGTCACCAGCGGCAACGTACCGGGCGCTTAATGGTGCGTTCCAAACGATGAATCAAAACTTCACCCACAACGTTGACCGTTTACGAGCCGAAATCACCCCGCTGATAACGGAACAGGCACGGCGCATCAACAGCGTTGATGGTACCGTGAAGGCTGGGAGTGATGTTGCGAAGGGGATGCAGGGTCAAATAGTTGATGGGCCGCATCCTGCTATCAACAAGATGTCCCGTGAAGTAAACGAGATCATGGAGGCTGACGCTGTTGTGGGTCACGAGGCTTTCAACGCTGGGGTGCCGACACCGGAACAGGTGCAGAACGCGTTGACTGTTGCTTCGGAGGCTGCTGGGGAAGCAACCCGCCGGGTGGGTGCCGAGGCGGTGTTGGGGAAGTCAGTGTTGGATGATGCGGCACGAGGTGTGAACGTTCGTAGCGGCAAGGAAGTCGTGGAGGGTGTCGCTGACGGTGCGTTGGAAAGCCGTAACGCCGAGGCTCTCATTTCTGATGCCGCTCAGGACTTTGAAGCGTACGACCAGTTGCGTCTGTTTGGCGACAACGACCTCGCTGATGCTGCCCTGCTGGACAGTAACGCTAAGGCCCGTGATGCTCGCATCATTTCTACGGCTCAGGCACCGTTGGAGGCGGGGGGTTACGTCGCTGACGATATTCCCGGCAAGTTCCTGATGTTGCGTGCCGATGATGTGCCGACGGCTGCGTTGGCGATCCGTGAAGCGGTCGCAAACTTCGGGTCGGGTCCGCCACGCGGCGGCAGGGTACCCCCCGGTGGTATGCCACCCGGTGGTGGAGGTGGGATGCCCCCCGGTAACGGTGGCGTGTCCGGCATGGCCGGTGGCGCACCGTGGGATCCACGGTTCCAAGCGATCATTGAAGGCGTGGCTCGTATCAACGATCCGTCACAGTTCGCCAGCCGTGACAGTGTGTTCTGGAACGGGTGGGACAAGTTCCAAAACTATTTGAAAGCAGGCATGATCGCCACGCCCGGTTTCGTCAACCGAAACATTATGGGTGCGTTCTTTAACGCTTGGTTGGATGGGGTTCCTCCGAGTGAAATGTTTAAGTCGGCGGCGATGACGCGGCAGGTTTGGGCGCGTGCTAATAGTTCCGCCAACGCCGGTAACCCTATTTCGTTTCTTGCCGCTGCGGAACAGTTGGCTAAGACTGATGCCGATTTCGTAAACTATGTTGGTTTGTTGAAGCGCGGTGTGCGTGGTGGCGGTCAGGCTGTTACCGCCGTGGAGATGCAGCAGACGATTGGTGGTTTGAAAACTCTGGATTTCGTGTTCGGGATACCGGGCAGCAAGAAGGTGCGGCGGGTGACGTTGGCGCCGTGGTCCACGCAGAACGTACTGTTCAAGGGTGTGCGTGACGCTAACGGCTGGGTTGAGGACATGATCCGGTTGGGTGTCGGCATGGACACGTTGAAGAACGGTGGTTCTTTAGATGATGCTTTGAATCGGATAGCGAAATCCCAGTTTGATTACAGCGAGTTGTCGCAGTTTGAGCAGGAGTGGATGAGGCGGTTTGTGCCGTTCTACACTTGGACGCGGAAGAATGTGCCGTACCAGTTGAAGCAGTTGGGTGCCCACCCGTACAAGTACAATCGGATTATGGCGGTGAAACGCAACTTGGAGTTGGGAACCAAGGAGGAGGGGGTTGTTCCCGACTATTACATGGAGCCGTTCGGGATCAGGATGCCGTTCTCCCGTAAGGGCGCCACGGTTTACAGTGTGCCCGATATTCCGTTTCAGGATTTGTTGAGGTTTGATCCGACAGGTTCGGAGGGTGTCGGTGGGGTGTTGTCCAATTTGACTTGGCAGTTGACTCCGCTTCTGAAAACCCCTATTGAGGTGGCGACTAAAACCAATTTGGCTTCCGGTATTCCGTTCCGAGGCGACTACCAGCAGGTTCCGAAGCCGTTGACAGCCATGAAGTTCCTGATGCCAATTTTGGAGCAGGTCGGGTTGGCTAAGAAAAGCCCGTTGGATGGGTCGTGGCGGATGCGTGACCATCACATTTATGCGGTTGGGAACATGATGCCGACGTTGGGTTTGTTGCGGCGGCTGTGGCCCAACGAGGAACGCTATCAGCGCCGCCAGTTGACAACGCTTCTGTCGGTGATTGGTGGTTTGAATGTCCAGTTCAATACCCCTGAGGTGCAGTATAGTTGGCAGAAAAGCCAGCAGTATGAGCAGTTGCGACGGCAGCAGGACCTCATGGATCAGATGTATCCACAGCGGTGATGGGACAAAGCGGCATATTAGATGATGAAATACATTTCACGCTTCCAATGGGGGGCTACTCCCCCACCCAAGGGAGAATTTGATCGGATCAGGCATCATCGGGTTCAGGGTGTTGTCATACACCACTCTGGTGTTGAGGGTGGCCCGAAGGGCACGGGGGCTGTGAAAGCGTTTGAACGCCACCACTTGTCCAAGGGGTGGGATGGTATTGCCTATAACTGGCTTGTGGATGAAACGGGGACAATCTTTGAAGGACGAGGCTGGGAATCCCGAGGGGGAGCAACCAAAGGGTGGAACTCCCGATCCGTGTCAATCTGCTATACGGGGTGGGGGTACAGCCAGCCTCATGCGAATGTTCTTGAATCGTTCCAGACGGTAGTTGGGGAGGCGGAGAGGTGGTTCGGTCACGGTTTGTGGGTTGAAACGCATCGCCGTAAGGGTTCCACAACATGTCCGGGTGACTGGTTGGGGGATTGGGTTGAGGGCGGCATGGCTGCGACGAAGGAACCGTCGATGCCGGATTGGGACGCGATCATCCAATACTTTAAAGACCTTCGTAAACAGGTGGACGTGGTTCCTTTGAAACGGGGGGCGCGCGGTTTGCCAGTCAGGCTGGTGCAGTCCCGGTTGAATGACCGTGGGTTTGATGCCGGTGTGGTCGATGGGATCTTCGGCAAGCGCACTAAGGCGGCGGTTAAAAAGTTTCAGGGATCGCAGGGATTTTTGAAAGCCAACGGGGTGGTGAACGGTGACACGTTCGGTGCCTTGTTCTTACAGTAAGGAAAAATAATGCCAAGAGGCAAAGGGTACGGTCCCACGTTTCAGGAAACGTTCGGATCGCAGGACGATCAGCCGTACAATTCTACGTCGTCGTTCAACATGTGGGACATGTCGAAGAAGGCTAAGAAGGCTGCCGCGTATCTGCGTGGCACTAAGTTGGGGAACGCCAATTCTGGCGGTCGCCCGTTCGGGAAGTAGGCGTCGTGCACAGGGATGGTTCAACTCCGAAGAAGGTTAACGCCGGTCAGGTGCTTGTCGATACGGTGATACGTCCGACGGCTGACCTTGGTACGTTGACCGATGGTGCGATTGCGCGGATGGGTAACGGGATGCGCGCCAAGTTTGATGAGAACGATTGAGGATGGCTACTAAGAAGAAGCGGCCTCGTCCGAGGTACTAGCCGTGCCTCTCAAAAAGGGTCGGGATCAGAAAACTATTTCTAGCAATATTGGCACTCTGATAGCGGAGGGTTATCCTCGCGATCAGGCTGCTGCGATAGCGCATGATCTTGCGCGAAAATCGAACAAGGGGAAGAAGAAGTGAACAACATGTTTGAGCGGGCAGCGTGGACGTTTGCCCAAGCGTTTCTGGCAGTATTCGTGGTGTCTGAACTGGCGTCGGCAAAGTCGGCGGCGGTGGCTGGGATTGCTGCGGCCCTCAGTGTTATCAAAACTTACGCTCAGGATCGTGTATCGGGGTAGTTGTGAGCGACACGTCTGACGTTGACCAGAAGTGGCAAAGTTTTTTAGCCAACGAGGGTTGGGTTATTTCGCAGGAAATCTACGCCAACTTGGAGTCAACGTTAAACCTGTTCGATACCGCTGACGGTACTCATGCGAAACTTTCCGCTGACGGCCATGTGGGGGTGCTGTTGGTGTTTGACAGCGACGAGATCGACATGCTGTTGACGACATATTTTGATGGCATGGACGGCAACGAGGGCGCCCAGTCGGCGTTCGGGTCGTGGGTGTCAGGTGTTATGGGGTTGTTGGATTCCTGTATTACTGATGCGCCCGCTGAGGGGTAGTGTGAACGTGTCGAAGTCCAACATGATTCCGATGACGGCGTAACCTACTAGGTCTTTGAACGTGTCAGCCAACGGTTCCCATTCGGGGTCGTACCGTCCGGTCAGGTTTTCCATGCGGGCCACCTTGTCGTGGCAGCGCACCAGCAGGCCGGTCAGGCCGAATCGTAGAATGTTTTCGTACCCGTAGGCGTTCTGTTTTTCTGCGAGAAACCCGACTAGTTGTTTCGCCCGGGGGCGTCCTTTGCCAGTGGTCCACGATTTGACACCGTGGTCTATGGCGGCGTGAACGTTTCGTTCTGACAGTCCAGCCCATGCGAGCCATGTGCCGTCTTCGTGGTTGACCATCCAGTCTAGGTAGGTGCGGAGGTCTTGGATGGGGGTGCGTGGTGACGGGTCGCGGCGCTGGTAGTGGCCGTCGATTACTACGGCGGCGCGTAGTGCGGCGCTTTGCCAAGTGTACGGTCCGGGTTCGCCCATGCGTTCCCGCATGGTGCGACGGTCTACTGGGGGGCGGTGGGGCGAGTACGGTTCGCTAACCATTTCTGTACCTCGGGGTGTGTTTCTAGGTCGTTCATGAGTTGCCGGTATATGGTGTCACGGCGGCGCGCAAGGGTCGTTTTGGGTACACCGAGGATGGAGCCGACGAACCGGAGGGATAGCCCTGCGACGGTTAGTACGTTGAAGACCCATTCGTCTTCTTCGGGGAGTGCGGCTACGGCGTTGGCTACTGCTTCGCGGAGCCGATGCGTTTCGGTGAGGGATTGTGCCCGTGGTTGTTGCCCGGGGGCTAGGTCAACGAGGGCTTCTAACTCGGTGAGGGCGCGGGTGATGTTTACTGTTTGGCCGTGGCGTGCGTTTTCCCACCACGGTGCGGAGGTGTCTTCCGACCATTCTTGTTCTTTCGCCACGCTTTACCGAACCAAACATCAGGTTTGTTGTTACCGTTTGGTTGCGGTGTGTTGCGAGGCTACTCGCATTTGTAGTGATCTGAGGGGAACGCGCCGTTAGCGTATCCGAGGTCACTTATCTTAACATTGTAGCAGTCGATTGTGGGGGACCAACCGTTGTCGCCGTCTGGTATTCCTGCTTTCAGGAATCGGGCGTCGTGGAGGAAGTTTTCTTTCAGCATGGTTCCAAGGTACCAGCCGACTGTGAGGTCTTCTAGGACTCTGACGAACGCATAGTAGTCACAGTTTTGTTGCGTTCCGATGGAGGCAACGGAGCAGTCGTAGTGGGGTTTCGGTGGGGATGTTACACATTTGGTTTTGACATCGACGGTGGACCCGTCGGGGAAGACGACATCCCAGTCGTAGGTGTTGTAGTGGAAGCCGCCTGCTACTTCCATGAATACGAGTTCTCCTAGGAAGCCGTAAACGTTTCCTTCGCCTTTGCGAATGGAGTTGTTGATTTCTCCCATAGTGTCGGCTAGCAGCGTGGCTGCTTCCACCATGTCTGCGGTGATGGGAACTTCGATCATTCGGGGGAATCCATTTTGGCTGCGACAATACGCACAACCTGTCGGTCGTCCACCCATGCTACACCGTTCAGGGCATCCAATGTGAGTTTCACATAGTTGTCCAAATCGCCTCGTAACGTTTTGGCGTTGTGCGGGGATGGCATGACTGTGATGACTGTGTGCGTGGGGCTGTACGCTAGTATTACTTCTACGGGTTCGTCTGTGAGTTTGCCGCCTTGCATCAGCCATGACGCTGCCACATGGTCTTCTTCTTGTAGCGTGGATTTGGGTGTGAAGACTTGCCCCTTCTTGTTGTGGCGGGGGCGGGCCTTAACCTTGGGTCGGCGGTCCACGACAATCGTGTACGGTTTCATCCGGCTGTCGTTCTTTCAGCGTCGGCAACCATTTTGCACAGGCGTTCCCTGCCGTCGGGGCGTTTCTCAAACTTGCCGCCCCATTCGCGGTCCGCTTCACCGAGTTCCATCTCTATGTCACCTTTGGGGTAGCCCTGTTTGACCATAGCACACGCCAAACTGAACAGGGTGCTAGACCGGTCACCGTTCGGCTTGTCCGGGGTGACACGCGGGCCGTTGCGTCGGATGGCACCGGCCAACCCGGCGAGGTGCCCGGAGTCGCGGGTTGCGTAGGTGCGCCGTGGCGGGGGTGGGGGTGGCGGCTGGTACAGGTCGTGAACGGGTTGCCATTCTTCCGGGGTGACACGGGATCGTACAGCCCGGTCCACGAACTCGGCTGCTGTCAGGTCCCCGGCGGGTACCAGAGGCGGGAATGTAACCACCGTGTTGCGGCCTTCGGCTGCCCCTTTCGGATAGGGGAGGCGCACCCCGTTACCCCACCCTTTGCCAGTTAGTTCTATTTGTTTCGGGTTTACTTCCGTAATGGGAGCGTCCACAATTTTGCAGGCACCTATGAGTCCTTCTCGGACGACACGGGCCGCTACCGGTTCAGTGTAGAAGACCCACAGGTGGTACCCTTTGGACCGGGAGCGTTCTATCCATGATGCCACGGTGAGTTGGCGTAGCGTTTCTTGCACGTTGCGGGCGTGGATGAGGGAGTCAAGTTCCCCCATGTCCCAATCAATGCACCCCCAGTACACACCCCATGTCCTGAGAGCCGTTTGCAGCCCTTCTGACGGCCTGTGGAACTCTACGAGGGGGTACACCCCTATGGGTGCGCTGCGATCCCCTAGGTGGTCT